AACGCGGTGCCCGCGGCGAACATCCTCTGCCGGATGCTCATCAAGACGAAGGCGGCCGGGGCGGACATCGACGGCGGCCGCATCCGGGTGTTCGCCCGCGAGTGGGGCCACACCTTCGCGGAGTTCGAGGTCACGATGGGCCTCGGCAACTCCGTCGCCGCCATCTTCACCTCCACCGACCTGAACAATCAGACGGTGGTAGGCACAGTCGCGGGCTGGACGGGCATCTCGAACACCGAGGGCTACCAGACCATCGACCTTCAGAACGGCGACGGGGCGCAGCCCTACTACTCCCAGTGGAACAAGGACATCTACTCCATCAACCAGTTGTACGAGCGGGCGAAGTGGCTGACCCGGCGCGGGACCTCTTCCACGCTCTACGGGCTGGACGGGGAACTGTTCCGCGGCATCACCCATGAGTTCCCCCTCGGCACGTTCTCGGGCACGTTCGTCCAGAACGAGGAGATTACGTGGGGCTCGGGTGCGACCGCGGGCTCGGGTGTCGTGCTGGCCACGTCGGACTTCAACGGGCCGACGGCGACGATGTGGATTCAGTTGGTCTCGGGGGTCGCGCCCACGAACGGGGCGACGGTGAGCGGCACGTCGGGCGGGGCGCACAGCGCGGTCCTCACCAGTGCGCCGACCTCGCGCAGTCTCGCGGGCGTCTTCTTGGGCCAGTCCACCGGGTCGGCCATCATCGGCGCGTTCGGTGTCGGCGTCGAGGCCGCGGACCTCACGCAGAACGACAAGATTTTCGACCTCACGAACACCCTGCGGACCCCGCCGAACAACCAGTCGTTCACCGTCTACGGGCTGGTCTCGGGCGAGGATCGCGTGCTGGTCACGAACGCGCAGGGCAACGGCATCGACTTCGACCAGATGACGCTCGCGACGGCCCTCGACTCGGCGGGCCGGACACAGGTGGACGTGGGCGCGGGGAACATCCCGGCCGACACGCCGCAGACCGGCACACTCCGCATCGAACTCGACTCGGGCATCTACCGGCAGCAGTCGTACACCGCGCACGACGGGAGCCGGTACTTCACCATCCCCAGTACCGACTACTCGGGGGGCAACGCCGCCGCCATCACCAACAACGTGTTCATCGCCTACATCGACAAGCTGGCGGGGGCCACGCAGGAGTCCATCACGCTCAAGTACAACGCGCCCCGCACGATGTTCGTGCGCGTGCGCGACGGCGGCACGGCAGGCGACAACGAGCCCATCAAGACCTCCGAGGGCACCGCGATCTTCGGGGCGGGCGGCGGCTCGGCCACGGCGTCACGCATCGCGGACGTGTAAGGGGCGGCGATGGCGGCTCCGACCTACGGCACCGACCTGTCGGCGCAAGTGGTGGACGACTGCGAAGACACCACCGGCTGGTCGGAAATGACAGGGCGGACGAGTGGCGGCGCGGCCACGCAGGAGGACCGCGCCTTCATTCAGGGGTCGTTCTCCGTCTCGCAGTCCACGGGCGCGGCGACCGGGGCGACCGTCGGCCTCCAGTACGACTACGGCAGCAACATCTCATGGACCTCCGGGTGGGTCTTTCTGGTGTGGCAGTACTGGCAGGCGGCCAAGGCGATTGCGACGTGGGCCAATGGCGGGATGCGGTTCGCCGTGGGGTCGTCGGCCGGGAACGTCAAGCTCTGGAACGCGCAGGGCAACGACTACGGCCGCAACCCCTACGGCGGATGGGCGAACACCGCCATCGACCCGACCTACACGGCGGATGAAACCATCGGGTCCCCGACGGCGGGGGCCTACCGCATCTTCGCCTCCGCGCCCAACCTCCTCCAGTCGGTCTCGAAGGGCAACCCGCATTGTGTCGATGTCATCCGCTACGGCCGCGCCCAAGCCAAGGTGGAACTCGGCGAGAGCGGCACGCCGGGCACGTTCGCGGGGCTGGCGTCCGCCAACGACGCGGACTCGGCCCGGTGGGGCCTCTTCTCCTTCCAGATGGGCACGTATCTCTGGAAGGGGCTGATGAGCCTCGGCACGGCGACGAACGCCGTCTACTTCATCGACTCCAGCAAGACCATCATCATTGACGACTGCCCGCGAACCTACGCGGACTTCAACAAGATCGAAGTGCGGAACGCCTCCAGCCGCGTGGACTGGACGGCCATCAACTTCCTCGCGCTCGGCACGCTGGCCAAGGGGCGGCTCGAAGTCGTGGACGACGCCGACGTGAACATCACGGCCTGTCTCTTTGCCGGGATGGACACGTTCATCTTCAAGGCGGCCAGCGCGGTGCTGGCGACGACCTTCCTCAACTGCGGCCAGATCACGGCGAACGCCGCCGACCTCCGCGGCTCAAAGGTCGTCGGCTACACCGGGTCGGCCGACACCGCGGCCATCGTCTGGGACACGAACAACGAGACCGACACCAAGCTCGACAACTGCACGTTCGAGAAGGGCGCGACCGCCAACCACGCGATTCAGTTGGGCACGACGAGCCCAACCACCGTGACGCTGCGCGGCATCACCTTCACCGGCTACAACGCCTCGAACGGCCAGAACGACTCGACCATCCTCGTCTCGCGCACCTCCGGGACGGTCACGATCAACGTCGTCTCCTGCGTCGGCAACGTCACCTACAAGTCGGCCGGGGCTACCGTCGTCATCTCCTCGAACCCGGTGACGGCCTCGGTCACGGTGAAGGACACGGCCGTTCCGCCCGTGGCCGTCCAGAGCGCCCGCGTGCTGGTGCTGGCCTACTCGGGCGGGCCGATGCCCTACAACGTGACGGTCGCCATCACGAACTCCGGCACGACGGCGACCGTGGCCCACACCAGCCATGGGATGGCCACGAACGACAAGGTGCAAATCTCGGGCGCAAGCCACTGGCAGAACAACGGCGTCTTCACCATCACGAAAACCAGCGACAACGAGTACACCTACACGCTGCCCTCCGCGCCGGGGTCCAACCCGACGGGCACCATCAAGGCGACCTTCGCGGCCCTCGAAGGGCTGACCGACACGAACGGGCAGATTACAATGTCGCGGTCCTTCACGTCGGACCAGCCCGTGACGGGCCGCGCCCGGAAGTCGTCGGGCACGCCGTATCTGAAAACGACCGAGTTCACGGGCAGCATCAAGAGCGCGTCAGGGATGGACCTGACCATTCAGCTTCTCCCGGACGCCTAGATGGACATGTGGCAGGCGCGGTATGAGTCCTTGCGCGAAGCGGTGGCGGTGTTCGAGGGCCAACTCCGGGAGGCCCGGTCCCGCATCGCGCTTCTGGAGGCCGAAAAGAAACAGTGGGAGATGGAGAAGCTGATGCAGCAGGCGGTGATTCAGCAGGCCGTGAACACCGTCAACGCGACGAGCCAGTCGTATCTCGAAGAGAATCAGCGGTTGCGGGCAGAGAACCAGAGGCTCCGCGATGGCCATCACGATTGACTGGGGCGCTCGCGTCATCTTCGTGCCGCGGGCGGACCTCACAGTGGTACAGGTGAGCCCCGAGATTCGGCAGATGGACCTCGACTGGTTCCGCCTCCAGTTGAAGGACCTCGAAGACGACGAGGGCATCTGCTATCCCGACACCCACCGGCACAATACGGTGGTCGTCATCGGGGGCATGACGCTCGCTCGCGTCATCGAAATCATCAACGGCTATACGGTCACCTTCGAGGACGGCCAGTACGCCGTGAATCTGGTCGGCGCGAACGCGAACGTCCTCGACGTGGTGAACTTCAATCAGGTCTCCGTCCGGGCGAACAACTCGGCCGGGATGTTGGTGGTGAGCGGCGGCGCGATTCCGCCCGACCTTGAGGCCCAACTGGACCAGATTCAGGCGGTGACGGACAAGGTGGACACGACGCTCGAACAGGACGGGGGCGTCTACCGGTTCACGGAGAACGCACTGGAGCAAGCTCCGACCGGCGGCGGCACGGGGAGCGGCGACATCAGCCCCGCCCATGTGAGCGTCGTAGCCGTGAGGAATTGAGATGGCCAACATCAAGCGATTCACCATCGACTGGAACCAGACGGGCCTCACGGTCTACGGCATCATCGTCCGCGAAGCCGACACCTACCTGCTGGACGACGCGAACGGGACGTTCGCCCCGGCCCCGGCCGACCCCTATCTGGCGTTCACCGAGCATCCCGTCATCGTCGGCCGCTACATCCTGAACGAGAGCCGGACGGTCTGGGACAACGGCGCGTACTCGATTGCCATCTACCGGCAGGCGGGCGGCACGCCGGTTCCGCTGAACGACACCATCATTGGCACCGGGCAGGCGGTCATCTACGACGACGCCATCCGGTCCACAGTCATCTACCCGCCGGGCGGCGGGGGCATCACCCTCGCGAACATCATCGCCCGCGTGCGCGACAAGCTCGATGACGCCGTGGAGCCCTACCTCTGGTCGAACCAGACGCTCACGGACTACCTGAACGAAGTCCTGAACGAACTCTGTCGCGACATCCCCATCATCGAGGACGCGACGAACACGATGGTCTGCCGCTACCCGCTGCTCATCGGCGACAGCGTGGTCACGCTCTACCCGCGCATCACCGTCGTCAAGAAGGGGCGGCTCGAAGGCCAGTCCACGCTCCTCGACATCAAGACGGCCCGGTGGATGGATGCCGTCTATCCGGGATGGGAGAACGCGGCCGCGGGCCTGCCGACGATTCTCGTCACCGAGGGCGTCGGCACGGGCAAGGTGCGGCTCTACCCGCCCACGTCCACGGACGCCGTGCTGTGGCTCACTGTCTACCGGCTCCAGTTGGTGGACCTGTTCTGGGGCACCGACCAAGAGTACCAGCCGGAGATTCCGGCGGCGTACCACGACAAGCTCTTCAACGGCATCCTCTGGAAAGCGTATGCCAAGCAGGACGTGGACACCCTCGACGCCAAGAAGGTGGACCGCCACGAACGGATGTGGCTGCGCGACAAGGAAGAAATCCGGCGAGCGTCCCTCAAGACGCGGCTGCGGCCCGAGGTGGTGACGCCGCTGGCGGGGATGGTCTGATGGAACCCAAGCCGTTTCGCATGGCCGACTTCCGCGGGAAGAACAACGTCCTCCAGCCGGAGCAGACGAAGCCCAACGAGTTTCAGGTCGTGAAGAACGTCTACGTGAACGACGCCGGGAAGATCCGGCGGCGCAAGGGCTACCACCGCGTCTACACGGGCAACGTCCACTCCCTGTTCTCGAACGGCGAGGTCATCCTCTTCCGGGAGGACACCGACCTCAAGCGCCTCGAAGCGGACTACACGGCCACGGTCTTGCGGACCGCCATCACGGGCGGCCGCCCCATGAAGTATCTGGATCTGGCCGGGCGGGTGTTCTTCACCGACGGCGTGGTGACGGGCATCTACGCGAACGGGGCGTGCCGGACGTGGGGCCTCGAAGTGCCCGCGCCGCCCACGCTCGCGGTCATCCCCGGCCTGCTCCCCGCGGGGCGCTATCAGGTCACGACGACCTTCGTGCGGAACGACGGGCAGGAGGGCGGGGCTCCCGCGTGCGCGTCGATTGACGTGCCCGACGGCTCCGGCATCGCCATCGACAACATCTCCATGTCGATGGACCCGACGGTCCTCGGGCTCCACATCTACGTCACGACCACGAACGGCGAGGTGCCCTTCCGCATCGCCTCCGTCGAGAACGGCACCAAGACGCTCTTCTACACGGGCACGGCGACCGGGGCCTCCGGGTCCTCGCCGCTGCTGACCCAGTTCATGGAGCCGCCGCCGCCGGGCCAACTGCTCACCTACTATCAGGGCCGGATCTACATCGCGGCCGGGAACGTCATCTGGTACACCGAGAAGGAATACGCGGTCGAACTGTGCAGCCTGCGCCGCGCCTTCATTCCCTTCCCCTCGCGGGTGACGCTGCTCGGGAGCGTGCAGAACGGGCTCTGGGTCTCGACGCTCTCGGAGACCGGCTTCATCCTCGGCGACCCCACCAGTGCCGAGACGAAGTGGCTCTCGAAGGCCAAGTACGGGGCCATCGAGGGCACGGGCATTGAGGTCCACGGGCCGGACATCGGCACCGGGGAACTCACCGGCCACGTCTGGATGTGGACCACGCCATCCGGGATCTGCTGCGGCGGGCCGGACGGCTTCTTCAAGAACCTGACCGACGGCCGCGTGGTGTTCCCGGCCGCCGTCTCAGGCGTCGGGGCCATCAAGCAGGAAGAGGACGCCAAGCTCTATCTAGTCGGGTTGTACTTCTCGAACGTCGGTCTTGGTTCGCTGGCCGCCTTGCTCGCCTCGGGAACGGGACTAGAGACCGAGCCACCACCACCATAAGGAGGAACGTCGATGAGTCTCAGGATCAGCACCGGTCTCCGTAACCGCATGTTGGGCATCTACCCCGAGAAGCTCGCCAACAGCGATTTCGAGACCGGCACCACAGGATGGACGGGTTCGGGTGCGTCCCTCACGCAGCAGGCGGGCGGTGCGAACGGCACCACGAACGCCCTGCGCGTGACGGGCAGCGGAGGCGCGGGGTACGCCTACGCGACAGCAACGTGCCGCAACGGGCACGTCTACCGCCTCAAGGCGTGGTTCAAGAAGGGCACGGGCACGACCGGGACCATCCGGGCGGGCACGACGCAGGGCGGATCGGAACTGGTGACCAAGAGCGTCACCGACGCCGCGTGGACGCTCCACACGCTCTTCTTCCTTGTGCCCGGCACGCTCGGCGGGACGACGCCCGTGTTCATCGGCCTGCACGTCGATACCGACACGATGAACCACGACTACGACCTCGTTTCGCTGACGAGCATGTCGAAGGCCGTGCAGGACATCTTCCGCGGCGGCGAGATGAAGATTTACACCGGCCTCCAGCCGTCGAGCGCCGACGACGCGCCGACCGGCACGCTGCTGGTGACCATCAAGAACTCCACCGGGGCCGGGGTGACGTGGGACGATGCGGTCAACGGCGTGCTGACCAAGGCCGCGGCCGAGACGTGGAACGGGGTCTGTGTCGCCACGGGCACGGCAGGATGGGCGCGGTTCCAGACGCCGAGCGACGGCGGCGCGTCCTCGGGCACCGACGAGCGCATGGACATGTCCGTCGGCACCTCCGGGGCGCAGATCAACATGTCCTCCACCCAGTTCGCGACGGGGGCGACTCAGACGCTCACGGCCCTCTCGCTGACTCTTCCGGCCTACTAGGAGGTAAGTGATGGCTTCAGGCTGGACCAACAAGGGCAAGTACAAGGTTCTCGGGTGGGCGCTCCGGAACGAGACGCCGCCGACGAACCTGAAGATGGTCCTCTGCACCTC